TCACTAAAGACGAACGCTTTGTAGGCAAGACCACAATCCTTGGTGCGGGGTACGGCATGGGTGCGGCTAAGTTTAAGCTGCAACTAAAAAACTTTGGTGTTGATGTTGAACTGGAAGAGGCCAAGCGCATCATTGATACCTACCGCGCTACGTATCCTGAAATCGTTAGGCTTTGGAAAACGGCGGGAGATATGCTAAAGGCAATACTACAGAACCAGCAGACTGGTTTTGGCCGGGGTAATTTGCTTGAGGTTGATGGCGCTAAAGGTATCAAGCTACCAAACGGCCTGTACTTAAAATACCCGAACTTACGCTTGCATGAAGACAAAGAATCTGGCAAAGCTGAGCTTGTGTACGACACAAAAAAAGGCAAGGCTGTCATACCAAACCGCATATATGGTGGTAAAGTTATAGAGAATGTTTGTCAAGCACTTGCTCGTATTGTGATCGGCGAGCAGATGTTGCTAGTAAATAAAAAGTACCCAGTGGTCATGACTGTTCATGATGCTATTGCTACTGTGGTACCCGAGTCTGAAGCCGAAAAAGCCAAAGAATATGTTGAGTTGTGCATGCGTTTACGTCCATCGTGGGCTTCCGAATTACCTTTAAATTGTGAGGCTGGGTATGGTAAAAGTTACGGCGATTGTTGATTACGCGCATCCTGCAATGATGGCTGAACAAGCCCTGCATGAGCTGCATTTGGCGGCTACTGATAGAAAATACGATGTGGCAATCGACAAGACGATTGAACTAATAGTGCAGTCACGTTTGATTCTTAACTCCTTGCGCCATATGCAGGAAAAAGAAAGGCAATGGAAATGAGTGTCGTTTGGTCGTTCAGCAGCTTAAAGACATTTCAGCAGTGTCCTCGTAAGTATTACTACGCTAAGGTTGCGCCCGACCGAATTAGGGAACCCGACACTACAGCTACGCTATATGGCAAGTCAGCCCATACAGTTGCCGAAGAATACATACGCGATGGTGTACCAGTTCCTCCCGCTTTTGGTTACATGAAGCCAACACTGGACGCATTGAACGCTATCCCCGGCGAGAAATTGGTTGAAGTAAAGCTTGGGTTGACAAAGACTTTAGAAGCATGCGACTTTGATGCATCAAATGTATGGTGGCATGGTATTGCCGACTTGATTATTTTGGACGAAGACAAACAACTTGCGCATTCAGTAGACTATAAGACCAGCAAAAACGCACGGTACGCAGACGTGAAGCAGCTAGATTTAGTTGCTGCGGGTATTTTTGCTAAGTACAGCGTCATAAATAGGGTGAAGTCGGCATTGCTTTTTGTGGTTAGCAAAGAGTTTGTTAAGGCTGAACACCACCGAGAAATGCTGGAGCGCTACGTAGAAAAGCCAGCACAAGACGTTGCTCGTATTGAAGCAGCAATAAAGAGTGGGGTGTGGAACCCTATAAGTGGCCCACTGTGCAAATTTTGCGCGGTGAAAGATTGTGAATACAACCGGAGTTAAGAATGAACGCAATGACCAACGAAGAAACCGATACCGCTCTCATCCTTGAGGGGGAACTAAAACGCCGAGTGAATGAGATCGTTGAGCGCGTAGTTATAAACATCGTAGGCAAAGTTATTCACGAAGAACTAAACAAATACAAAAATGAGATGCTGATGGAGATCACCATTGCAGTTGGCAAGAGCCTGCAAGTGATTGAGCGAGAAGGCCGTAAACCTTTGTGGGAAGCAACCCCCGAAGAGTTTGGCTTGACCGCAGAACAACTTAACACCCACATGATAGGAAGTGGCCATGCCCTACGTTAACAAAACCCGTCCCTACAAAAAAGAATATCAACAACAACTTGAACGAGGCGAAGAGAAGCCACGCCTTGAGCGCCAACGTGCGCGAACAGAAATGGATAAGAAGGGTGTAGACCGAGCAGGTAAGGACATCGACCACTCTATCCCTCTGAGCAAAGGTGGCACTAATGCGCCGAGCAACTTGAAGCTAAAAACTCCAAGCGCTAACCGTTCATTTAGCCGTAACTCAGACCATACGGTCAAAACTAACAAGCCAAAAAAATGAGCTTATCAGAATATAAGTGGCCACGCCCTCATGGGTTTACACCATTTGAACATCAGAAGTTAACCGCAGAATTTTTAGTGTCCAACCGCAAAGCTTTTTGTTTCAACGAGCAGGGTACAGGTAAGACAGCGTCAGTGATTTGGGCTACCGATTATTTGATGACCCGAGGGTTAGTGAAGCGCGTGTTAGTTATTTGTCCGCTATCAATCATGAAGTCCGCATGGCAACAGGACTTGTTTAAGTTTGCTTTGCACCGTACCGTTGCAATTGCTTATGGAGATGCTGATAAGCGCAAAAAAATTATTGGTGGTGAAGCGGAGTTTGTCATTATAAATTTTGATGGTGTCGGCATAGTTAAGAATGAGATCATTGCTGGTGGGTTCGATTTGATTGTGGTAGACGAAGCGTCAGCGTATAAGAACTCCCAGACCCAGCGGTGGAAGATTCTGCGGGAACTAAACAAGACGATCAAAGGCTTGTGGATGTTGACAGGAACCCCCGCTGCGCAGTCCCCAGTAGATGCATACGGGTTGGCTAAGTTGGTAAACCCAACAGCGGTGTCACCTTTTGTTACCCATTTCAAAGATACGGTAATGATTAAGGTCAGTCAATACAGGTGGATTCCGAAGCCGACTGCAAAGGAAACCGTACATAAAATTCTCCAGCCCGCAATACGATTTGAGAAGGCGCAATGCTTGGACTTGCCTCCGGTTACGTTCGCCGAGCGGGATGTGCGGATGACACCGCAACAACTAAAGTACTACAACAAGCTGAAGAAGCAGATGCTTATCGAAGCCGACGGCGAAGAAGTAAGCGCGGTCAACGCGGCGGTGAAGATCAACAAGCTACTACAGATTGCTGGTGGCGCAGTGTATACAGACAACGGTGAGATTATTGAGTTTGATGTGTCAACACGTCTCAACGTGGTTCAAGAGGTCATCGAAGAGTCCAGCCACAAAGTACTTGTGTTCATTCCGTTTACACATACTATCGAACTGTTAAAAAAGCATTTAGAAAAAGAACACATCACTTGCGAAGTCATAAATGGGTCGGTCACAGTTAACAAGCGCTCCGACATCGTTAAAGACTTTCAGGAGACCGACCGCATAAAAGTGCTTCTTATTCAGCCACAAGCTGCATCGCACGGGTTAACCCTGACTGCGGCGAACACAATTGTTTGGTACGCTCCATGCACAAGTGTGGAGACTTATCTACAGGCCAACGCACGTATCGACCGTCCCGGTCAAGTCAACAACATGACTGTAGTGCATATCACAGGTAGTCCAGTAGAGGCCAAGATGTACCGCATGCTGCAAAACAACATCGACAACCACAGCAAGATCATCGACTTGTACCGCCAAGAAATTTCCGTAGAAACAATTTGACACTGTCAAAAACTGTGCTACAATAGCTTCCCTACCAACCAACGGAGAATTAGATGGACGACGAAGTTCGGGGACAAGCTCCCACTGACCTCAACAAGCTAACCGAAGTGTATATAAAAATACGCGATAAACGGGCTAGCTTAAAGCAAGAGTTTGACGCTCAAGACAAAGAACTAGATAGTCAACAGCAGATGCTGGCAGACGAAATGCTAGATATGTGCAAGCAGTTAAATGCTGATAGCATACGCACCCCTCACGGCACGATCATTCGCTCAGTTAAATCGCGGTACTGGACGAACGATTGGGATTCAATGTACAACTTCATCGAAGATGAGAGTGCATTTGGCCTACTGGAGAAACGAATTCATCAGACCAACATGAAAGAGTTTCTTGCAGAGAATCCTGACAAACTCCCCGCTGGACTCAACGTGGAGAATTCTTACACCGTGGTTGTTAGACGTTCCAAAGAAACTTGAAAGACACTCATCATGAGCAACATTACTATCATTGACCAAGCACTTCCCGACTTCCTGCAAAACGCGGGAGTAAGTGAACTTACAAAACAACTCGCTGGTAAAAGCGGCACAAAACGTATCGTTCCTAAAAATGGAATCTTCCGTAAAGTAGTCGGCGGCGAGGAGATGGGCAAAATCAAAGGCGACCTGCGGGTTGTCGTTGTTACTGCGTCGCCTAAAGTCGGACGTATTTTTTATGCAAAACAGTGGACTCCTGATGCAGAACCAACTTCACCAGATTGCTTTTCCAACGATGGTCAGACACCAGACGCTGGCGCAGTAAACAAGCAATCCGAACGCTGCGACACTTGCCAACAGAACATCAAAGGTTCTGGCATGGGTAACTCTAAAGCTTGCCGCTACTCGCGCCGTATTGCCGTAGTGTTAGAAGAAGACTTTGGCACTTCACTGTCTGGAGAGGTGTATCAGATCAATCTGGCTTCCAAGTCTTTGTTCGGTGACAGCACTTCAGATAACCGCCACACATTTGAAAACTACACTAAGTACTTAGCTAACAACGGCAAGAGCTTGGACTACGTTATTACTACGCTGAGTTTCAATGAAGACAACGACAACCAGTCAATTTTGTTTTCCCCAGCGCGTTTCATCAACAAAGAAGAATATGCGGTCACAAGCCAAGTAGCGGCAAAGCCGGAAGTCCAGAAGCTAGTTGCTATGACGCCATATCAAGCCGACACATCAGGCCGAGCCCCTAAGTTGGAAGCAAAGTCTGAGTTGGCGTACGCTATTACTTCAGGTAGAAAACGCGACGAAGACCCCATTGAGGAACCCAAGAAACGCGAATCTAAGAAGTCTGCCGAGCCGGTTGTATCGGCGAAGAAGAGCTTGGACTCCGTGGTTGCTGCTTGGTCAGACGAGGAGTAGTAGATGAGCTATGGTTACAGCCAGAGCTTAGTAGACGCTAATAAAAAAGCCGATGCTAAGTCTCTGGGCGTAGCCTTGGGGCGTCTGTGTATTAAGCAAAGTATCTCAGTTAGTGAGTTGGCAAAGGAACTAAGCGTAAGTCGGATGACTATTTACAACTGGTTTCAGGGGAAAGTTTACCCTACGCTCCACTTACAACCTCGGATTATTGCGTTCATACACTACCTCAAGAACCGCGAATAAATATGCTTCCATTTGACCTATTGGATGCGGTTTTGCCCGTAGAGGGTAGATACTGCGTGCTAGGTATTGGTAAGTACGTAGACCAGAATTTTGTAGATACCAGAGCAGAAGTTAATGAATTTGCTGAAAAGTCCGTAAGTCGTAAAGTCGATGCATATTTTGGGTGCGCTAAATATGGGCCCCTAAACAACCGCACGCACGATAACGCCACGTACTTCCGAGCACTATGGATGGACATTGACTGCGGCCCTTCAAAGGCCGAGCCCGATGAGAACGGAAAAGTCAAAGGTTACATAGATCAGAAAACTGGGCTTGAGGAATTTCAAAAGTTTTGCAAAGCTACAAAGCTACCAAGACCAATCTTAGTGAGTTCCGGTTACGGGATTCATGCGTATTGGCTGCTTGAGGAAACAGTATCCCGAGATGAGTGGGACCCGCTGTCCAAGCAGCTACGTGAGTTGTGTGTAAGTAATGGTTTGATTGTTGACCCGTCGGTGTTTGAAGCATCGCGTGTTTTACGCATTCCGGGTACGTATAACTTTAAGAACGAAGAGCCGATGCCTGTAGAGGTTATTAGCTCGGATACGGTACGCGTGCCCTATGCGCGTATGAAAGAACTGCTTGGTGCACCTGACCCCAAGCCAAAGCCAGACTTCATCCCAAGCTCAATGAGTCCGATGATGCAAGCTTTGCTTGATAACAAAGTCAAGCGGTTCAAAACAATAATGATGCGGTCGGCAAACGGGGATGGCTGCAATCAGCTGCTTCATTGCTACGAGAATCAGGCAACTCTAGAGGAGCCCCTGTGGAGGTCGGCGTTATCCATCGCGGCCTTTTGTGTAGACAAAGATAGCGCAGCCCGAAAGATGTCGGAGAAGTACGAAGGATACGACCCCGACGAAGTCGATGTAAAAGTGAGCAATCTGTTGGCTAAAGGTGGCCCGCATCATTGCACTACGTTTGAGAAGCAAAACCCCGGCGGTTGCGACAACTGTGTACACAAAGGAAAAATAAAGTCTCCTATTGTTTTAGGCATTGAGATAGCAGAGGCCGACGAAGAGGATAACGAAGTTGTTGTTGATGATGAAGTAATAAGCATTCCAGAATATCCGTTCCCATTTTTTAGGGGCAAGAACGGTGGCATATACAAAAGACCAAACGAAGACGAGGAAGCAGATGCAACATTGGTTTACGAGCACGATTTTTATACAGTAAAGCGGATGCGCGACCCTGACATGGGTGAAGTTATTTTGTTTAGGCTGCACTTACCGCATGACGGTGTGCGAGAGTTTTCAATTTCAACCGCAGCCATATCATCTAAAGACGAGCTGCGTAAAGCTTTAGCACAACAGGGGATAGTGGCGCATCAAAAACAATACGAGAACTTAGCTGTGTATGTAGTTACAGCTATTAAGCACATGCAATATTCAAAGAAAGCGGACATCATGAGAACACAATTTGGATGGGTAGACAACGATAGCAAGTTTATTATGGGTGACCGAGAGATCACTAAGGACGGCACGTTCTACAGCCCGCCGACTGCTACCACACAATTCTTTTCCGACAAAATACACGTCAAGGGCGACTTTGATATGTGGAAAGAAGTTTTTAATCTATATGCCCTGCCCGGTATGGAAGCCAATGCGTTTGGCGCACTCACGGCGTTCGGCTCCCCGCTAATGAAATTTACTGGCTTGGACGGGGCGATCATCAACGTCATTTATGAAATGGCTGGTTCAGGGAAGTCCACTATCTTGCGTATGTGCAACAGTGTGTATGGCCAGCCCAAGGAGCTGATGGGCATCGAGAAGGATACATTTAACGCCAAGATGCAGCAGCTGGGTGTAATGAATAACTTACCCAATACCATTGATGAAATTACCAACATGCCGGGTCACGAGTTTTCTGATCTGGCGTACAGCATTAGTCAGGGTCGCGGCAAAAACAGAATGAAGTCACAAGCTAACGTGTTGCGCACTAACAACACTACTTGGAAGAACATGACGTTAGCGTCGGCAAACTGTAGCTTCTACGAAAAATTAGGAGCACTTAAAAACACCCCCGATGGGGAATCAATGCGTGTGCTGGAGTACAAAATCGAGCCAAATGACCTGATCGGTGTATCAGTCGGCAAAGAAATGTTTGACCACCAGCTTAACGAGAACTACGGCCATGCCGGAGAGATTTACATTAGTTGGCTGGTAAACAACCTTGAAGAAGGCAAAGACTTACTGAAGAAAGTGCAAGCTCGATTGGATAGAGAAATCCAGTTTACAAGTCGGGAGCGGTTCTGGTCTGCGGTTGCGGCATGCAACATTGCTGGTGGGCTGATTGCCAAAAGTCTAAAGCTGCACGATTACGATATGGGCGCTGTATATACATGGCTAAAGGGCATGCTGTCTGAAATGCGTGTCGACGTTAAACCACCAAACTCCACTCCTGTTTCTGTACTTGGTGAATTTATTAACGCCCACATCTACAATACATTGGTGGTCAACGGTGAAGTCGATGCTCGAAGCAACCTGATATCTATGCCGACGTTGGAGCCACGCGGAGAACTACTGATACGCTACGAGCCAGATAATAAATTGTTGTATGTGTCCGCCAAACAATTTAAAGACTTTTGTGTCGCTCGGCAAGTGGGGTACAAAGAGTTGCTGAAAAAGTTGACTGACTTAGAAGTGTTCAAAGAGGCTGTGAACAAGCGAATGTCTAAGGGCATGCGGGTTGTATCCCCTGCGGTTCGGACACTAAAATTTGATGCGTCAAACAATGAGTTTTTACATGTAGACGCGTTGTTGCAGACCGATGAAAATAGAGACAGTAACGTACAGGATTAATTGGGCCAAGTTTCGCAAGGGGCATTCGTTCTTTGTACCTTGCATTGACCACGAAGCAGCACGGGCAGATGTTGCTGTGATAGCCAAACGACTCAGCATGAACACCATATCCAAGGTAGAGATTGTGGATGGAGTTAAAGGGCTACGGGTCTGGAGAATTTGAGTTATAGTGCTGGTGTTTGTTTTCTCCTCGTCGGGGTTCAACCCCCGTTATCCCCGGCTAATAACCGGGGATTTTTTTATCTGTACTTTTCCAGAGCTTCAGCAGCAGCATCAGATGCGGGGCCAACCAAACGTGCATTCTTCTTGTCAAGCTTAACGCCTGAACC